CCGGTGGCGTCCAGAGTTGTGTCGGTAATCGTCAGGTTGGCGCCGAGCGCCAGGTGCCGCAGGCGTCCGGCTGACTGATCCCAGAACAGCAGCCGATCGGCGCCCGCCCCCGGGTCGTCAGCGGTCAGCTGCTGCCCCGTCAGCCCCAGCACATCGGCCACGGTGGCGCCGAGGGTTACGGAGGTGTGATCGACCGCCGCCAGGTGAGCAGTGATGGCAGCTGCTGCGGTGCCGATGGCGTCCTTGCCATCCAGCGCCGCGGCTGTTGCCGTGCTGATCGGCAGCTGCGAGGCGGTTGCACGCTTGGACTGGCCGCCCTGGACGATGTAGAGCTGATCTGATCCGGCAATGGTTGTCGCTGGTGTTAGCTGTGAGAGCTTTTGGTCTGGCATTACGACTCAAGCAACAAAAGGCCACCATCTTCAAGGAGCAGATATGAAGCATCCTCTAGCAACAGTTTAGAGAATGCCACTGAAACCGGCTCCAGAGACAGGCTAACCATCATGTAGGCTCCATCGCCAACTGGCATTGGTTCGCGAACGGAATAGGCTGCGCCATCGACCTGCAGCAGGTCGCCGTAGCGGAGGGCTTGAAACTTTTCAGAAGGTAGATTATGTAGAACATAATCAGTGCTAATTGCATTGCCGTCTGCAATCAACTGCGCATTTTTTTCAAGTAACGCATTATCAGAAACGGCGCCCCAGATCACCGGGACGCCGCCGAGGTGCCGGTTAACGGCACGGGCCAGCAGGTTGTGACGGCTGGCCCAGCTCATCAGACAGTTCCGTTCAGGCGAACGGAGCAAATAGAATCCCCGTCGGCGCAAGTGGCGGCGAAGCAGCCAACCAGGGTATTCCCACTGGCAACAGCAGAGAATGACTTACTGGCCGCAACCCAGTACGCCTTGGCGCCCTGCGCTCCACCAGTGCTTGCGCCAGTGGCCTTGGGCTGGGTGAAAACACCTTCCGTACAGAAAGCGCCCTCCTCGCCGCTGGCCACGTCAGTTACGGCAATGCCAAACAGCGCACCGACCAGGGCCCCCTCACCCGAAAGTCGAGCATAGGGAGCGGTGAGAGTCATGTACTCACCGTGTTGAACGAAGTTCTTCATTGATTCAATGCCTCAGGGATGGGGTGATAATTAGGCGCCAGCGGAGCGCACAAAGCCCCGATAGTCGGACAGAGTGCAGCCGAAGTCCATCCGCACCAGCAGCTCAACGCCGTCGGGATCGCGCTTCTCGGTGGTCGTGATCGTCGGACCAGCCTCGCCAGCGAGGTAGCCGTAGGTGATCATCTCGATTCGGTTGGGTGCGCTGGTCAGGTACCAGAAGGCGGTGCTGTCGTCGGAAAGACGAGGCTCGACGATCAGCTGCACACCGGAGGCAAACGGGTTGGGGCCGCTGCTGCCGGTCAAACTGGTGGGCGCGTAGCCGGTGGGGAACAGGAACTGCAGGGCGGTGGTCTCCAGTTCGGGCGGCACCACCAGGAAGGCGGGCGCCAGGTTGAGACGGTTGCCAGCCAGATCGGTCTGCTTGCGCAGCTTCACCTTTGCGGCATCCATGCCGGCAATGCCGATCACGGTTGTCGAGCCGCTGATGGTGTTGTTGTGGCTGGAGTGGAACAGGGCCTGGCCATCGAGGCTGACGGTGGAACCAGAGGCGCCGGTGGTCAGCAGCTCCCACACCATGTTTGACTCCAGCAGCCGGCAGCCGCGGCCGAGCAGCTCGGGAACCCGCTCAAGAGAATCCAGGTCGTCATTAATGATCGCCTGACGGGTGACCGCGATACGCTTGCCGAAGGTGGCAAGGTTCCAGGTTGCTTTGCCCTCGGTCAGCGTGCCGGACTTGTACTCGCCACCTTCGAGGATCTTCTCGGGGACGATCTGGCCGGCGAGCTGCAGATCGGTGACCTGCTTGAAGTCAGGCAGGTTGCGCTGACGGGCCAGCGGTCCCCAGGTTCGCGGCTCTTCTGCATAGCCAGCAAGAAGCGTCTTGTTGGCGACGTTAGCGAACAATTGAGGGAAGTCCGACGTACTGTGAAAGGCACGCTGAACAATGTGGTTCTTACTCATTCCCAGGGTATCAACCCCCCTGGATCCGAGATACGACCGGCACATTTCCAGGCAGGTCATTTGATACGCCTGCCTACCTTCATCCGTAGGGGCATTGATCAGCCCAGCGCGACGCTCCAGTTCAAAGTTGAACGCACGCATCAGCGTGTCGCCACCGTCGCGGGTGATCTCGATGTAGGCCGGATGGCCGGCGGTAGTCGGCGCCTTGGCCTCCACGAATCGTTGATGCTCCCGAACCACGGCGATCATTGCCTCAGTTTCGGGCCGGCCTTTGGTCTCGGTGAGAATGCGGGTGATGGTCGATTCGTCCAGGCGGGCATGGCTGGCGGCTCGCCGAACGTTGAGCTCCCGGCGCTCATCGAAGGCGGAGCGCTGCAGATTAGCAACCTGCTCGACTGGAGGCTCTGGCGTGGCAACAGGCGCCACGGGAGTCGTGGCAGTGGCCTGGGCTTCAGTGGTCACCGGGTCACCCCCGGCCTGTTCGTTGTCGGTCACGGAGGGTTCTCCAGAGGTGGTACTGCCGCGCATCACGGCGTGCGTGTCCTGGCCAGCAGCAACCAGGCTGACCAGCATTGGCTCCCAGTCGGTCGCCAACATTTTCCCGCCCTGCGAAACCAAGGGCCTGTAAATCTTGGCGTCAACCGAAAACCGAGCGGATCCGGTCCGCAGGCGCGGCAGCGCGATTGCCATCGCATCCTCAGGACCATCAACGACAACATTTCCCACGAGCTGGGTTGCGCCGTTGCCAGATCGCTCAAGGGCTAGGTCTGTGACTGCGCCCCAAACCGTTTTGGCTAAGCGGCTGTGGTCGTAGTCGGTCGGAATCGGTCGAGTGGGCCAACGGATTGCCTCAGGGTTGTGGGACAAGACGATCCCATCGCCTACATCAGCGTCGCTAGAAATGACAATTCGCGCAGTTCGCGTTTCTTCATTCCAGCTGTTTGGCGCTAGGAGCGCCATCCGTTGCAGTTGCTGTGCCATGGTTTCAGGCTAGTGATTGTTGATTGATTCCATCCAATGGAGAATCTGCAGGCGGCTGCGCCTGTCGCGTGTTGCCCGTGGTTCCGCTTGCGCCATCGCTGGACAGCGCCAGGCCAGCCGCGCGGGCACGGGCCATATCGGCTCCCAACTCCTCGATCACAAGCTCAGGGACATAGCCCAGCATCCGATGGAGCTCAGACAGGGACATAACGCCAGCCTTGATTGCGTCGATATAAGCCGGCAGTTCCCTTGCTGGATCGACCAGCCACGTCACCGGCGGGGTCCATTCAAACCGCGAGCTTCCCCGACCCATGCCGGCGATAGTGACTGCTTCGCGATACCAGCCGGCAAGGGGCTGGAGAAACTGAGGGATGATGATTGACCACCGCCAGCGAGCGACAGCACGACGCATTTCAACCCAGCCCATCCGGCCGCTGGAGAAGTTCACCTGTGACAGATCACCGGTCAGCGCTTCATAGGTGATCTCATAGGCTTGCGCTACGCTGAGCAAGTGGTATTTCTGCACAGATACAAAATCGGCAGAGCTTGGCGGTTGAGCAAACGTAATCCGTTTACCAGGTGGCAAGATCTCAATAGCGCCAGGCTCAAGCGCGTCTAGTAAAGCATTGCCATCCGTTGCCAAAGTTGTGTCAGTTTCTGTATCCTCAAGAAACGCCATGAAACAAGCCGCCAGCTTGTCCTTCAACAGCTGGGCTGAGTCGCGGTCGCTGATGTCGCGCAGCTTGAGCAGAGCGCTTACACCAAACGGGACACCTGTAGCTTGGCCGGGCCGGCGCACATCATAGATGTGGCAGATCTCGGACTTTGGTACAAAGTCCGAACCAAGGCGAGCATTACGCCAGTCGCTTTCGCCAGGGTGGTAGCGGCGAATCCAATAGCCCTCTAATCGTCCATCGTCAGAGTATTGTTTACCAAACTTGATCTTTGCTCCATCATCTTTTGTGATGTCCAGCCAATCAGGCTCCAGCACCTGCAGCTGTAACGGCGGCAAGCCTCGATTTAACAGCTCCGGAGCAATCCTCCTACGAACAAGGCAGCTACCCCTAACAGCTACCGTGCGAGCAATCAGTGCCTGCTTTGCATAGAGATTACCCAGCCCGTCCCAGTCGCAATCGAGAGACTCAGACCACTCTCGCCAACCCTCCTGATAGCGACGGCTTGAGCCAGCTCCAACAGGTCGACCGATGATGCCATCACCAACCCAGTTACTCACCACCACGGAGATGGCCTTGCTTGCCCATGGGTCGGAATCGACCAGATCCTGATGGCGGGCGATGATCCGCTGCAGCGAAAGCCGCATATCGGAGTTTGGGCCTTTGCTGTCGGCCAACCAGTTGTCAGTACGGCGCGATATCTTGGCAGCCTCAAACGCCCGAAGGTGCGTTTTAGTCAGCTCCAGCTGGGCAGCCTTCAGGGCCCGCTCAAGCTGGGCGGCAGTGCGTGCCATCAAGCCCTCCGAAAGCTGGCCAGGATTCGCAAGGGTCTCCTGGTACTGGGCTCCAGTTGATCGGCCATAGCACGCTCAACCTTTCGCATATCGTCTAGGTTGCGATATGAAACAGTCCGACCGTTGGCAGAGACGCTAGTCACACCCTCGGCAATCGCGGCGCGTAGGTCGTCTGGCTGGGCTTGCGTGTATGCCATGGTGACAGGCTACTGAGTTAGGTAGGTAGATCTGCGTCGCTGTATCTGTGTCGTCTGCACCGGCCCCTTCAGCTGCGCCTCCAGTTGATCCCACATCGTCGCCCGGTTGTATCGCCGGGCCACCAGCTGCAGGGCCGCGTAGGCGTAGCGGGTGCAGTCGCCACCCTCGTCATGCTCGCCCTGCGGAAGAAACCATTCGTAC